GTTGAAGACTCTGGAGAAGATGTTAACGGATTTGTAGCTTCTTATAAATTAAAAAATAGTTTGAGAAAACTTCGTAATGCAAATGGAGATAATTTATATGTTCCTGGTGTAGATCAAAACCAGTTATACAGTAATCCAATTGAGTTTGTAAGAAATGGTGGTTGGGATGATAAAAAAGCTATAGCTATTGCTGGAAATTGGAACTATGCTGTAGTTGGTATTCGTGATGAAATTTCTTATGAGGTATTAAAAGAAGCTACACTCAATAATGTTACTATGAGTGATGGTAAACCATTATCTTTAGCTGAAAATGATATGATTGCAATAAAAGCTACTGCTCGTTTCGCTTTTTTACCAGTAAAAGAAAAGGCATTTGCAATGCTTGTTCCAAGTGATGCTGATGAATTAAAAGCTAAAACAGATGAAGCACATACAGATGAAAATGAAGTTGCTTAGAGGTGTGTTTAATGTTAAATAAATATACTAATGGTAAAAATATCATATATGCTACAAGAAAAGCCTTTAATCTTTTATATAAAGATAGGGGCTTTTTCTTATATGAAGAAAGCGAGAAAAAAAATGGATTACAAAAAAAATCCAATATTAAAATCACCAAAAGAAATAGCATCGGAAATAGTGGAACAAATCAAAAAACTACTTCCACAAGAAAATCCGCTGGTAATAAATGAGAATTTATTAAATTTTAATATCGAAGCTCTTGTAAGACGTATTTTGAATTATTGTAATAGAAAAGATTTACCAGAAGCTGTAAAGATGAGTATTATAGAAC